GAGCGCAATGGCCTGCTGTGTGAACGTGTCGGTGCCGCGGGCCGCGCCGGCCCTGGCAGCCACGCTACCGAGCTGCCCTTCGCCGGACGCTCGAACCCCGCTGTCGGGCTGGAATACGGCATCGCCGGCCATCCGGATCGTCTGGGCCGCGATGGTGCCGGTGATCTCCGCCATGGCCTTGATCCATGGCTTCAGCGCGCCGCCGCCGTTCATGGCGCGCTTCGTGAGACCGTCCATCGCCTCGGCGATCATATCGATCGCGCCGGCAACACCGGGCGATGTTGCGATCGTTGCGCCGAGGGCAATGACCAACTTGTCCCACGAGCCGCTCAGCAGGTTTGCCTTCGTCTTCAGCTCGTCGAGCGCCTCGATCGTCTCCTGGCTGAAGACCGTGGCGTCCTTCATGGCCGCGAGGCCGTCGGTCATGAACGGCGCGAGCTCGGCCCACGACTTCCCGAAGAGGGAGACCGCGATCGCGTTCCGCTGCGCCGGGTCCTCGATCTTCATCAGCGCATCGGCCACCGCCACGAGCTGCTGCTCCGGCTGCATGGACCGGAGGCTTTCGAGGGACAGGCCGAGCTGCTCGAACTTCGCGGGCGTGTCCACGAGCGCCCGCTGCATCTTGATGACGGCGCCGGTGACCTTCTCGAGCGGGGTGTCCGTGACAGCCGCGGCATGGGCCAGGCGCTGGACGCCCTCGACCCCGATGCCGGTGGCGATCGACATGTCCTTGACCTTGTCGCCATAGTTGGCGGCGGTCATGGCCAGGTCAGCCATCGCCTTGATGGCGATTCCGCCGACTGCGGCGACGCCAGCGAGGGCGGCGGCACCGGCACCGATGCCGGCCGCCAGGCCCAGGCCCGCGGGGCCCAGCGCCGTCATGACTTGCCCGAGCGGCCCGAGTTTCGCCGCCAGCCCTGCAACCTGCCCCTGCGCGAGCTGGCTGGCCGCGCTCATGGCCTGGATTCCATTGAGCGCCGCCGGAGCCTCGCCGCCCGCCGCCTTCAGCGAGGCAATGCGGTTTGCGAGGTTCGCGATCTGGGTTTCGGTGAGCTTGCTCGTTCCGCCCGCGGCCTGGATGGCCTTCTCGAGGTCTTGCAGCTTCCGCGTCGCGCCACCGCCGCCGATCTCGTCGGCGAGCTTCTTGATCTTCTTCGACGTGTTGTCGATCGAGGATCCGAGGACCTTTTCGAAGGCGGATGCCGTATCGGACCCGGAGGCCTTGAGGTCACGCAGCGCGGCCTTCGCCTGCTCGACCGGAACCTCGATGAGGATCTTCGCTCCGGCTACTTGCTCAGCCAAGTTTCATCAGCTCCACGATTCCGTGTGCCACCGCTTCCTTGACCTCGTCGATGGTTTCGTCGTGCGCCGGCCGCAGCGACGGGTACGCCGGCTGCTTCGAGGTCCCGAACTCGTTGAGCCGCACCTTGAACGCGTGCTTCTTCGACGCACCGATCGCCACCTTGACGGTGCCGACCGATGACTCTTTGTCGATCGACGCGTGGATATCGGCCCGGGTGTCGCCGGACTCCTTCCACGCGGAACCGGTGCCGATGTAGTCCTGCACCCGCTCGACCATGGGGGCGACGGCGGAAAGGACGATGTCGCCGACCTTCTTCTCGTCCTCGAGCGCGTCAGCGGCGGCGCCAAATCTGCCGAACGCCTCGCTGAAGCCGACGCATTTCACGCCCATGTCAGTGCACCGCCGGCTTCTCGGCCGGCTGGATGGAGAGGAGTCGGAACGCCAGGTACTCCTGCTGCGGGGTCAGCTCGATGGGCTCGCCGCCGCCCTCGTCGCCGAGGTAGTGGTCGAGCTCTTCGAGCTTCCCGTGCTTCGCCAAGGCGACGAAGAGGCCGACGTGCCAGGCGCCGAACTTCGCCGCGCGCTCCTCCTGACTCCGGCGCCAGGCGGAAGCGGACAGCACCTCGGAGACCTCCCGCAGCGTCAGGTCCCGGATCTGCTCGTGCGTGTAGTGGCCGGTTCGTAGGCATTCACGCACCAGGTAATCTAGGCTGCGGTCTTTTTGCCATTCGGCTTCACCGGCGTCTCCGGCGCTTTTGGGTCGCTCGATTCCTCGGGCTTCGGCAGCGTGATGTTGAGGACCCCGTAGCAGGCGCGCATCATTCCGTCGAAGTTGGCCTCGGCGATGGCGCACAGCTCGTCGAAGTCGATGCCCTTCGGACGATCGCGGTGGGCCATGATGCCGAACAGCGCGAGGAGCTTGTCCAGGCTGCCGTCGGTGAGGGTCTGGATGATCTTGTTGACGCCGTCGTCCTTCAGCGCCTTGATGTTGAGAATCTGCTCGGCGCGGTACAGTTCGCGAATCGAAAACCGGAGACGATAGATCCTCTCCTCGGGCGCGCCATCCGCGCCCGGGAGAGAGACCTTGTATTCGGTAACAACCGTCGGGTCGTGACGGAACCTCACGAGATGGTCACCGAGCCAGAGATGCGGCCGCTGAACATCAGCTTGATGGCCTCACCCTTGGGCGTGAACTTCATGCCCCACTTCAGCGGCGCCAGCGTGAAGGCGTACGTCTTCACGATGGTCGGGTTGTAGACCTCGAAGTTGCGGTTGAGCTGCGCCTTCACGGCGGCGATGAGGGCATCCTGCTGCGCGTGGCCCTCGTAGTTCATCTCGATGTCGATCATCGTGCCGTCGGGGAGGTCGGCGATGCGCTCCACCGCCGTCGAGTCGAAGCTGGTGGCGTCGACCTCGGGCGATTCCTCGCCGATCTGCAGCGTGCCGACGACGCCGGGCACGAGGGTGAACGTCTCGGGCGAGCCGCCGTCACCGAGCTTGAACTGCGTCAGCTTGCCGAGCCGGGCATTCGTGGCCATATGTCATGTCCTCCTGTGAATGGCCCGGGGCTAGCTGCCCAGGACGAGAATCTTGAAGTTCACGGTGTCTGCGGAACTGGCGTTCGTGAGGGTGATGACGTCGCCGGTCGTCGCCGTAACGGCGATTCCGGTCGAGTCGGGTGCCAAGATGTAGAGGGCGCCGCCGGGGCGGATCGGGATCAGGATCGCGTCGTCGACCCAGCCGCCGAGGTACTTCGTCAGAACGAAGTCGCCGCCGACGCTCAACGCCTCGTCCTGCGTCGACGCCGCGGGGGTGTCGGTGCGCTGAACGATGATCGCGTAGATGCGCGTGAACGTGACCGAAGCGAGCGGCCCCGTCAGCGTCGAGTCGAGGTCGTAGCTCTGCGCCGCCGAGCCGGCCAGAGACACCGTGTCCTGGAAGACCTTGTTGACCTGATTCAGGCCGGTGCCGTTCGTGAACGTGTTCGACCACGGCGTCGACGCGCCATAAGTCCACGTCGCGGCGCCGTTGTCGACGGTGGCCGTCTCGGTGACGGTCGGCGTGACCTGGATGGACCCGCTGACGGTGGCGAGCGCGGGCAGCGGCGCGAAGGCGACCAGGGCCGCCAGAGCCACCGCGAGGAATCGGAACGAGAACGGGGTCTTCATGTCACTCACCTTTCGTCATGCCGCCGCGTCGCGCGCGTAGGCGAAAAAATCCATCGAAATGCGCTGCAAGCGCCGCGTGCCGCCCGTTTCCTGCACGTCCTCGGTAAGGTCGCGCTCGTTCGCGGCCTCGAAATCCTGAACCCCGGCCGGGTCCCCGGGGTAGCTGTGAATGGCGTCTCGGATCGCACGAGCTACCGCCGTCGCCGAGGCGTATGTCGCCGCCCACGCGCTGAACTCCACGCGGGCCTTGACGAGAGTCACGCCGTCCTGGCTGTAGCTGCTGACCTTCGAGATGTTGCTGTACGTGATCGTCGGCAGGACCATCGGCTGCGGGGCCTCGCCAGCCGGATAGATCCGCGTCACGGCGCCGGTCTTCACGAGCGCGATCACGCCAGCGTCTGCAGCGAGCACGGCGCGCGCGAGGGTGGCGATGCTCATGCAGCCACCTCCCCGCGGGTCTTTACGTGCAGGTAGACCATCCGGTTCCGCTCGAGGGATGGCACCGCGGCCACGACGTCGTAGACGCGGGCGCCAAAGACGACGCGGTAGAGCGGGGCCGCCGTGATCGTCTTCGTGTCCGAGTCGTGGCGGACCTCGAACACGTGCTCGACCGTGGCGACGCTCTGCCCGCCGGCCTGCCGCTCGCCGGCGCGCGGGTCACGGAAGTGTGCCCAGCGGGTGATCCAGTCGGCGAAGGTGAGGACCACGCCGCCGGTAGACGGGTCCTGCGCCTCCGTTGCCCGCTGGATCTGGATTCTTCGGTCGAGAGCGCCGGCGCCGGTGGGCATCAGGCGGCCTCCACGAAGAGCTGCACCCGGAACGGCCATGCGAGGCGTTCCGCGGTCGTCATCGCCTTCGCCGCAACTTCCTCCCGCTGCTCGAACTGAGCGCCGAGCTGCAGCAGCATCGCCTGCCGAAGCTTGGCGGGGACGTCCGCGAACTCGTCCCCGTAGCCGGCAACGAACTGGATCTCCACCGCGTTGCGCCGCGCCTGCGTCCCGGGGTAGGCCTGGCCGTGGACCGGCCACACCCGGTACGGCTGGCACTCGGGCTCGAACAGGGGCGTCCCGGCGATCGGCGGGTCGGTCTCGTAGCTGGCCGAGCTCCACGTCTGCTGAACGCCGGCTGCGTCGTAGTACTTGATGTGGGTGATCGAGCGCAGCGGTGGCAGCGGGATCTCGATGGGGCAGGACTGGCCGGAGATGAACGCGTAGTAGCCGGCCGCGCAAGATCCGCAGCCGTAGCTCGAGCATCCCGACCAGCACCAGCCCGGGAAGTGGTCGCGGAACATCTTCCACGTCTGGGTGATGAGCGCCCGGTTCGTGAAGCCCTCGCACCACTGGCGGGCGCCGGGGATCTGGATCTGCTTGACGTTCGTCTCCTCGTCGTTCGAGTCGACGCGGATGTGCCCCTTGACCTCGGCCTCCCAGTCGAGGGGCTCGCTCACCGGCGCGGTGATGAGCTGCAGGCTCAACGCACCCCCAGGAGGGCGCCGTACAAGACATCGAGGCGCGCGACCTCGGCGGCCGACAGCGCCTTGCCGGTGATGAACGGCAGGGCGATCCGGCCGTGAAACTCGGTTGTCGGCGTGGCGGTGACGCCACCGCAGCCGATCGTCAGCGGGGCGGAGGTGTCCTCCATCGCCACGTAGGAGCCGGTTTCGGCTGTCGTCCCGTCGTTGGCCAAGACGCCATCCACGTACAGGTTGACCACCGGCGCCGTTTCGATGCCGTCGTAGGTGGCGACGACGAAGTGAGAGCGGCCGACCACGAGGGCCGCCGTGCTCACCGCGATCTCGGTGGCGGAGGCCGACGCGTCGTGGAGCTCGAGCGAGAGCTTCCCCGCCGAGTCGATGAAGAACCGGTACTCTTCGAGGTTTCCGGCGGAGTTGTACTTGCCGATGATGACGTTCGAGACGGCAGCGTTCGGCAGGATCCAGGCCCCGACGCTGAACGGGACATCGAGCGATCCGTCGCCGAAGCTGTAGTTGGCGCTGTCGATGCCTGCCAGATGGTGGTCGCCCGTCGGGTGGAAGTGATAGCTGTAGACGCCGCCCGGATGCATGAACGGGGCGAAGTCGTCCTCGAGCGCTTCCGCCGCGCCGGCCGTTTCGGACGGGATCAGGTCGCCTACGGAGATGCCCGAGACGAGTACTCCCGTCTTCTCGAGAAACGGCCAGAGGCTCGGCTTCGTTGTGCCGAGGGTGTACATGATCCCGTCGAGCGCGCGGAAGGCGTTCCACGGGCCGATGTTCCCGCTCTGCGCATGGACGGGCGCGTACGCCGCTGCCCCGACGAGGGCAACCAGAGCGAAGGCCAGGCCGCGGCGCCGCATGGGCTTACTGCAGCCCCGCTTCGAACTTCTGGAGGGTCAGCGTCTCGACGACGTCGGCTCCGTGCAGAAAGTAAATCGTCGGGATGAGGGTGTCGGTGTCGTCGAATGTGTACGCCGCCGTGACCGTGGGCGGCGCCCCGTTGATCGTGTAGGTCGTGACCCCAGCACCGGACACCTTCGCGCAGAGGGTCTTCGACGCCGCGTCCGCCCACGTGTTTGTGGTGTCGGTGACCGTGGCGGAGGCGCCATCGTTCTCGGTCTCGATCTGAATCGTGTTCGGGTTGGCCGTCCCGACGGTACCGATCAGCGCGTAATCGGAGTACCCCGTTTCGTCCGCCTGGTAGGCCTCGGCCTTGCGGAAGCCGACGAGGAAGTTGCTGGCCCCGGAGGCGTCGTTGATCGTCGCCGTCGCGCAGAACTGGAACGCCGGCGAGGTCCCGACCTTGAACGCGTAGGGCGCCTGCAGCGTGGCGATTCCGCTCGTGATCTCGAGGCCCTCCGTGCTCACCTCGTCGAGGGCGATATCGATACCGGTGGCCGCCAGCGTGGGGCAGATGATCGTCTGGCCGGCCCCCTTGATGTGGTATTCGAAGACGTTCGAGCCGGTGCGCAGGAGGTCCGTGTCTCCCGTGGCGCCGGTGGCCGCGAGGCCAGTGAGCAGCTCGCACTGGATGACGCTCTTGAACGTGTCCATGAGCGGCGCCGAGATCACGCCGCCGGGCTCGACGAGCAGGGTCCCGCCATTGGCCACGACGTGCGTATCCCCGCCGTTCTTGTTGTAGATCTTGGGTCCGAAGGTCACATCGGCGGCGCCGACGACCAGGGCGAGGCCGGCGGCAAGCGCCGCGGCGGCGAGAATCCAATTGCGCTTCATGGGCTCAGCTCCTCTTCTTCCGCGCCGTCTTGCCGACGGCCTGCTCTTCGTCGGGGTGCGACGCCACGGCCGTCTCGACGGGCGCGGCGTCCTGCTCGGGGAGGTCGACCACGGCCGGCGCTGCGGGCGCGGGCTCGTCGACCCGTTCGGCGTGGCCAGCGTTGACCACCGCTGCGGCGTCCTGCTCGGGGAGGTCGACCACCTCACCGAACGCATACGTCGCGTGGTTCATTGCGATGGATGTGGTGAATCTGACTCGCATGGGTTTCAGGGTGGCGGGGCCGGTTCGCTGGCCCCGCCAGGCTCCTTTACGCGAGGATCAGGACTTTGAAGGCCGTGGTGTCCACGGTGTTCGAGTCCACGCGCTCGAGGGCCTCGAAGTACGTCATGTGCTCCTTGACGTAGATCGACTCGTCCCGGATGAACCGCTGCGACCCGGCATTGCGCACCACGAAGGCCTGCTTCACGTTGCCGAAGGCGAGCACCTTCTCGGCCGTGGTGAGCGCCGACGCCATGTCGTTGTTGATGTAGACCGGGTAGCCGCGGAAGCGGTCCGGCTGGCCGACCTGGAGGCTCGGCTCCCAGTAGTACCGACCGGAGCCGTCCTTCAGCTTCCGGAGGAAGGCCGCGATGGTGTCGTGGCACATCCAGCCGGTGCCCGGCAGCGGGCGATAGGCGGGGTCGACGCTGTGCTCCAGGTCGATGGTCTCGTCCATCGTGAACGCGTTCGTCAGGCCGGCCGTCTTGCCGGTGGCCGCGCTGACGATGATGCCCTTCGGCTCCGTGGTGCCGGCGCCGACGGTGAACAGCGCGTTGCGCTTGCGGCCGATGCGGCGGCCGAGCGCCTCGCCGAGCCACCCGCTCAGGTCCATGAACGAGTCCATCAGCAGCTCCCAGGGCACGGCCACGGCGTCGGAGCTGAGCTTGAACGCGCCCAGGGTGATCTTCGAGAAGGTGGGATCGGTGGACGTCGTCGCCGTGGTGCCCTCGCCGAGGACCCTGGCGCTGTTGGCCGTGTCGGTCACCGTGGGCCAGGGCATGTTCTGGCCGTTCTCGGTGTTGATCACGTCCGCGAGCTCGTCGATGCGGGCGAACCACTTCTTGAGCTCGGTGTACCGCATCATCATCGCGGTGGGGATGGAGTCGCCGCCGGCGGTCGTGGTGCCGCTGGAGAGAGCGCGCTTCTCGATCGCCGAGCGCGTCTCCTTGTAGTTGCCGT